ATACGTCTGGGCAGGAAATTATTATCATTCTGCTTACCGACAAACTGTATACCTATAACCCAGCGACAAGCGCTTTGTCTGCCGCTATAAACTATCCAGCGGCAACAACCATTACAGACGCGTCTGTTGTTAGCATGGTTCAGGCAGGTGATAAAGTCTACATTTCCAGAGGATACGCGGTCCGCGCGCTAATTTTTGATTACGCCACAAACTCGGTCACAGTTATTACGTCTGGCGCGAACCAATTCCCCAATGCCGTAAGCCTGCTTTACTACGGCAACCGCATCATTGCTCAGAACTCCGTAGACACCATTGCAGTTAGTCATTACCTTGAGTTTACTTCGTTTAACTCTGGTGACATGTTTAGGCTTAACGATGGCGGAAATGATGAGGTGGTAGGCATCTGCCCTTGGACCCTTAACGAGTTTGTAATCTTGATGCGAAACAGCATCTTCTACGTCTCAGTTGGGACTGGCGCCTATGCTTCTGGCGCCAACATTGCCGCAGATGCTTATGTCAAATCCTTAGCCTCAGACATAGGTTGCGTTGCGCGGCGTAGCGCCGTTCAGGCGGCTGGCGGCATCATCTTTTTGTCAGATAACGGGGTATACTTTCTTACTCCTCAGAACATTGGGGCTAATGAGGGTATCCGCCTTTTGACCATTGGGGAACCGCTTTCCTCGGCCATTGACGACGTCATCCAGCGCATTAATCGGACCTATTCCAAGAACGCCATTGGTATCTATTGGAACAACCGATACTACCTTGCCGTTCCGCTTGACTCAAGCACCACAAACAACGCGGTGCTTGTCTACAATTTTTTTAACAAGGCTTGGGAGTCAATAGACACGTTTCCTGCTGGTTTTAGCATCCAAAACTTTATTGTTGCTAAGAAGGGTTCCGCGCGGCGGTTGCATGCGATTGATGCAACGCAGGGCCTTTTTCTGATGGAGGAACTGGAATACGACGAATACGGCCCTGCAACGGGAACCCCAATCCTTCCGTTTTACATTCCCACAACGCTTAACACGCTTGCTTTTACTTCCAATCAGATTGCTGGTCGAGCAGACAGTCGAACATACATTATGGGTTCTATGTATGATAAGCGTTTTGCAAGCCTTGAATACGACCTTCAAATCCCTACTGGGGCCGCAATCAAGGCGTCTTGCATTACGAACAACCCAGACGCGACTACGATTGTAGATGAGTTTGGCTCTGATGCCGATGGAAACGACGCGTCGCGTCGCGTCCCTATCAGAAAAACGGCCTATGGCATCCGCATAAGGTTTGACGCAATTAGCCTAAGACCTACTATTAGGGGTATATTGATTAACGCCACAATTCCCGGTCATAACACTCAAAGCCAAGACTAACAATGCCACAAATCAACAAGGGCGATACATTCGCAGACGGACAGCAAGTTACTGCGGCACGTCTTAATCAGTTTATCGACTCAGCCACACTTTTGGTTGACTCTATTACATCGCAGACCGCTCTCACGGCTGGGACAATTGAAGCCGCCGACCAAGTAAACGTTAGCGACAACTCGGCCTCTGCTTTGCGCAAGGCTACTGTTGGTGATTTGCTTGGTAGCAACGTGTCAGTTGTTACTTCGTCTGTCACGGCTGGAAACACAAACGACATCGTTATCACGCCTAATGACGGCACTATTGTCACAGGAGTTGCTTATACATCTGGCGACGGCCTGACTGTCACAGTCACTTCCACGGCTCACACCCTGACAGTTGGACAGGTTGTCTTAGTCACAGCCGCCGCTACTGGTTACAACGGCACATTCCGAGTGGCTACTATTGCCACAAACTCGTTCACCTATGTGATGACTACGGCGGCTACCGCTGGTTCTGGGACGCTTTCTTACGTTAAAAAAGGTCTTGTTAAAAACACGGCAAACAAATCGGTTGCGGGAAACTTGTATGTTGATGGGGCGTTAGTTGTTGCTGGCACAACGCTTCAAACTGGCGCGGTAACTCAGTCTGGGACTGTAACTCAGTCTGGGACTGTAAATGTAACTGGTGCTATCCAATACAACGGGACACCTGTTTTTGGATTGTATGAAGTATCAGAAGAAACTGTTGCCCCCTTTACTGCAATCGCAGTTGCAAGCACTTATGCTGTGATGTTCACTTCGGCAAGTTATACTAAGCCATCAGATGAAATCTGGCATGTAGAAATTGTTGGAGTTATGCAATATAACACTCAAGGCTACCTTGGTTATAAACTCAAAAGAACTTCTGGTGCTGTTAATTTAATCGGGACTTTTGATGTTGACCACGCCCCCGCCGCATATAATAGAATGGCTCCATTAAGTCTAAGTGCTATTGAAAATACAGGAACTTCATTTACATCAACTTATACCTTTGAAATGGCTTTTAGTGATGCAGGATTCACGATTGGCGTTGGTCAGACAACAAGTGTTAATACTTCCATTTCTGCTACTATTCCCGCAACCAAGTTCCGCATCTACAAATACAAGACAGCCTGATGCTACTTAGGCGCATCAAAGATTTTATTCACCAAACAGACAGGGCTAAGAGGCCCTGTTTTGCTTTATCCGACGAGAGCCTGCACCTCTATCTGGTCTGGGCTTTTGACCGCGACTACATCCTGACGGCTGGAGACATTGACGGAATAGCCATTGCCTATCCTCTGCCTTGGCCCTGTGATGGCATCAACAAGTCGCAACTGGTCCCCTATGAGGAGTATGTAGAGCCGAAATCGGAAGGGGATAAAGAGTTGGTCGTGATGGATTGGATAGCCAAGACGCCAGAAGCGCGCAAGATGCTCCTGAGGGCTTTCAAGGAACGATACCCTAACTGGGATAAGGTCCAGAAGTGGGGGCTCATAAAAGGGTCTATTCGCTCGCTTTCTAACAACTTTATCAACATACTCGAAAGATAACATGGGCATCGAAACAGCAATTATTGGCAGTTCTCTCATTGGCGCGGCGTCCTCTGCTTCTGCGGCAAAGCAGGCAGGCAAGCGACCTCCGCCCCGTTCTTACTTTGGTGAGATGGATGAAGCCCTTGATGCTCAGGGGCGCGTTCTTCCCAAAATTATTGGCAACGAAAGTCAGGCTCAGGATGCCTATCGCGGCCTTCAAGAGCGTGGTCTTATGGGCCAGATGGGTTCCCTACGGAACCTCTACAATGCCTATACGCCAATGGCGGCTGATGTTAGCAGACAGAACATGTCTGCCATGTCTCCCCTTTACCAGCAGGCTTCTACGGGGGCCCGTGATGCCTACGTTGCTGGAATGGCGCCGGGTTCTTACAACCTTTTAAACTCGATGATTGGTGGCGCTCAAGGCGAACTTGACGCTGGAACTTCTCTTACTCCTGAGGCTCAGGCTTACGCCGAACAAGCCGCTCGTCGTGCTATGGCCGCGAGGGGCCTTACGGGTAATCAGGCTGTTCAGCAGGAGGTCCTTAACACCTACCAGATGGGTCAAGCCCGTCAGGACCGCGCCCGTCAATATGCAGGTGCCGCCTATGGCCTTGGCTCTGGCCTCTCTGGTCAGGCCGCGCAGACCTATGGCAACGTCATGCTTTCAAACATCATGAGCCCGACTGGCATGATTGGCGCCGCTGGAACTATGATTGGCGCTCAGGGTCCTCAGTTTACTCAGGCCGAGTCTCAATACATGGCTGGCATCAAAGGTCAGGAATACAATACTGCCGCTCAATCAAACATGGCCAAGGCTCAGGCTATGGCTGGCATTGGTTCTGGCTTCATGTCCATGGCTGGCTCCATGGGTCAGGGTTACTTCAGCAATCCCAACTTTAAGATTACATAATGGCCAACCCATTTCAACGCTACCAAAGCGGCAGTTTTGAGCCTATTCAGGGCCTTGCCCAGTCTGGCGCCAACATCGGCCAGATGCTTGGCTCTGGCATCGCAAACTTTGGTTCAAGCATCGCTAAGGGCCTTGAGGCTTACAACGAGAACAAGGCTAAGTTTAGCGCCGCTATGGCTGATGGCGAGATTGCTGGTTCCCAACTGCTCCAGCAACAGCAGGCGTTCATTAATGCTTCTGGCATCGACCCTGAGTTGGCTAATCAGTATCTGACTTGGGATGGTAAGCCTGACGACGCCCTCGACACCGACGCGCTTCAGGCTATTTCAGATAACCCTTTCCTTCGTTACGCAAAGATGCTTCAGACTGGTCGTGATGGTCTGGAGAAGTTGCCGACTATGGCTCTGCCTAAAGCCCTTGCTACGCTTAACGCGGCCAAGGGCTCTATGGCTGTTGTAGACCAGCAGATGAAATTGGACCAGATGGTTGCTCAGGCTCGCCTTGAAAACGTCTCCGCTGGCCTTCCTGACGCAGTCCAGAAAACTCGCAAGGTCACAACCAGCGGTGAGGCTGGCGTCGACGCTAACAATCCCTTCTTCAAGAACGTTGAGCAAGTCCGCGCTGGCCTCATTAAGTCAGGCGTTACTGCCGACCAAGTTGAACTTGGCGTTCAGGATTACATCAGGAAAGTCGAAAGTTCTATTGCCACCTCTGGCGCAACCGAAGAACAGAAGGCTGGTTTTGCCGAGGCTATTGCTCAGTATCGCGAAGGTCTGCGCACAGATACTGGAAATGTTACTGACTATGGCCGCGCGGAGGACTTTGCCAACAAGGCTGTTGCGGATGCCCTTGCCGCAGGTCGTGCCGCTCAAAATGCTCCTAATAACCCAGAAGGAAAGTCTCCCGAAGAACTGATTATAGAAAACGCCACAAAGGAACGTAAAGCCGCGGCTCTCAAGAAGGCTTCGGTTGAAAAGTTTGGCTCACAACTACTTACTGACGTAAACTCCGCTCTCGACTCAGCAGTTCAACGAGAAAAGTCAATTACAGCAAGAGAACTGCTTGGTGTTATTGCAGGAAAGGAATATGCACAAAACCCAACTGGACCGAGTGTAGTTGTAACCCAAAATGCGCCCCGTATTGGCATGGGCGGCGCTGGCATGCCCGGAGGTGGTGGCTTCTCTGGATTTGAACAGAGGGAAACAAATCCATCCTATGTGCCATCTCCTGCTTTTAATCAGTTCAAGAAGGTCATGGACGAACTTCGCTTGGACCCGAACAAGCCGATTACCTATGACCAGATGTTCCAGATTAAGAAACAAATGGGCATTATGTCTGGTGAAAATCTCGCAAAGTCTGAGGCGACCTTAAAGCAAGAACAGAAGATTACTCCTGCGACAGTTACCGCAGAACTTAATGCGGCAAGAACTGGCGCTCCTGCCGCTAAGTCTGCTCCCTTTGGCGTTGGCAAACTTGAACTTGGTGAAGAAAAATACGATGAGTTCCTTACGTCCATTCAAAAGGAAGCCGCCGCGCGCGAGTTCTACAAAGCCAAGTTTGGTGCCGTTCCTGTTGGCTTTACCGACATGTATCGTAAGATGTATCCTGAGGCTTCTGTCAGGTCTACTACCATCAAGGTCAATGGTCAGGACATTCCTATCATGATTGACTCTAAGGGCAACGCTACGCAACTCAAGCAGGCTGAAGCCCCTAATGTCGTCGATGCCGCCAAGGCCAAGGCCGTCACGTTTGCCAACACCGAGATTGCCGATGGCGTCCGTCTTAACGGCATCTTCTCTGGAACAGTCGACGGAGCCCAAGCCTTCCGAAAGGACTATGCTCACATGGCTAACGTTCGCACAGCCATTGGTCGCCTCATTGAAATCAACGAGTCTGGCTATGAGTCGCTTTCTCCGACCATGCGTCAGGAAGCCGACCAGTTGCAGTCTGAAATTATTGCCGCCCTCCGAGTGCCTATCATTGGTCCCGGTCAAGTTGCCGTTCCAGAACAGGAAATCCTCCATCGCATTGTTAAGAACCCAACTTCCCTCTTTAGCCTTGAGGCTTCTGACCGCGCCGCCCTTAAGGGCCTTATGTCGCGAGTTGACCGAGAACTTGTCAACTGGCCAAAGTCCATGGGTCTTGACGTCAACATTGCTGGCAACAAGAGCCAGACAATCCGACAGTTACGCTTGAACCGCGAAAGCAAGGCGCGTATGGTCGGTGAAACTGAATAATCTTCATGGCTGAACTTTATAGCAATCCACCCAGAGAAGTTGCTCTGGGTGGTCCGTTGGCATTTAATGGCCAACAGCAATCAGAAGAACAGGCGTTTCTGGCTACGTTGAACCCAGAAGAACGTGCCGCCGCGGAAGCCGAACTTGCCGCGCCTATCACGGGAGACGAGTTGGCCGACATTATGTCGCAGAACCCGCGCTATAAGCCGACCTATGAGGAGTATGGTCTGTATAAGGACTGGATGAAAAAGAAGGAAGTAGACGTCATCGGAGCGTTTACTGATGGTTTTGGTCAGGTCCTTAATGACCTTAGCAACGCCGTTTCTGCTGGATGGGAAGCCGACGACAAGTTGGCCAAGGCCCTGCCTACTGTCTTTGAAGGTTTCGCCCGTGGCACCCGTGACTTTTATGGCATGCTGGCTCAGTCTCAGGACCCGAACAGCGTCTTGTTCAAGTTCAAGAATGTCCTCATGGGAGATGGCTCTGACCCTGAGGCTGAATACAAGCAGTTCCTTGAAGCGCGTGAGTTCAACGCGACTTCGATGGACATTATGGGAGGCAAACTTAACGCCTCCCAACTTGCTGGCATCCAGATTGACCCAAGCATGGTCATTCCTGAGGTCGCTCAGGCGCTCTCTTACATCGCAGACCCTACCCTATTCATCCCTGCTGGTGCCGTCGGCGCCGTTGCTAAGGCTGGAGCCAAGGCTATCGGGGCTGGTCACTTTGCCGAGAAAATCATCGCCGCGGCTGGTCGTGCTTCGGTGATGAAGGACCTCGTCATGGGCGGTGCCCTGCGCGTTGCAGGCACCCCTCTTGAGTTTGTTGGTCGTGCCGTCAGCGGAACTATTGATGGTGCCGTATCCCGTGGCTCTGGCCTCTTTGGCGACCTTGTTGGCATGACGCCGCAGGCATTTGAACAGACAGTAAAGGGTGCTGGTCTTGCTGGAACTGCTTTCCGAGTTCCGGGTTTGTCCATGGTTTCTGACGCTTATTACGTTGGCAACGCCGCCGCGGGAGTTGGCGAGACATTAGGTGCCGTTGGACGCCAGATAATGAACAAGCCGCGAGGCATCCTTTCGTATGCTGGTCGCGCTCTTAAGGAGGAGGCCGCTCACCTTAGTCCTCAGGCCAAGCGCATGCTTCAGATTATCGACACAGTCGACCCTGTCTTTGGCTATGCTTATGCCGCCGCCGAAGGAGCCATTGAAGGCTCTATCATCGGCGCTGGCCTTGGTGGTCTTGCTGGCGGGCTTGAAGGTGCCGCCGCTGGCGCTGGTTCTGGTTCCGCGCTTGGCGCTATTGGTGGCACAATCGGCCGCGGACTTACGGACGTCGTAAAGGAACACACGCGTATTCAAGCCGACATGGTCATTGAGGGTCTTAAGGATACAGACCAGACACAGCATGGCGCAATGACGTTGCTCCGTCAACTTGGTCAAATCCACGACAAGTCTTATGACCATATTATCGTGGGTCTTGATACTGTGGCTCCGGGCGCCCGTCTGCACATGCACGACGGCGCCTCTTTTGAGGCTTACCTTCAGCAGAACAAACTCGTCGACAAGTTTGACCCTGACCGCAAGAACCGCATCACACGCGGTGAGGACCCGAAGAACCCAACGATGTATCATCAATGGGAAGGGTTTGTCATTCAGGAAACCGCTGGCCACGCCACGGACATTTACATCAACACGGATTGGGCCAGCAAGAACGCCATCGGACATGAACTGTTCCATGGCATCATGCGTTCGTCCGTCCACGCCAAGAACTTCACCGACGCAGTCCGTCGCTCGTTCATCGGCGAACGCGGTCCTAACGGAGAAGTCCTCAAAGGCGCTGAAGTCGCTCCCGCTGAAACGCATGAGATGTTCAAGCGCTACATTGAGGCTGAATACAAGGACCCTGCTTCGCGCAAGGCAAAGATGGACCAGTTGGATGCGGCCATCAAGGAGTGGGAAACTAAAGGTAGCCTCATCTCTGAGTCTGGACTCGAAGGACGTGCTGTTCTTGAAAATCTGTCAGAGGAGTTCGGTGCTTACTACTTCAACCATTGGCTCGATGACCAGCCGCCTGACTATCTTTTCTACGGCGGTAAACTTCCGGGCCTTCGTGGCGTAATCGAGAACGTCAAGTTGGGCTGGCTCGACTGGACTGAAGCCCGCCTTAAGAGTTCTACCAACGGCTTTGATTTTAGTAAAGAAGTCATCGACGCTCAGACAGGCAAGCCTCGCAAGGCTTACCTTGACGAAGTGTTTAGGCCCGGAAGTGGCCGCGTAAAGCGCTCCTCGCTTGAATACCTGATGCGTGACCTTGTGCGCGCGGCCTCGGGTGTTGAGCGTGGTGACATTATCGACCTTAACGGAATGACGCCTGAACAGCGTGGGCGCTTCATGGATGTTCATGGACTTGATGGTTTGTTCCGTCGCGACCCTGCTGGTGGCGCCCGTGAAACCTCTGAGGCTCAAATGCGCCGCGAAAACCAAGCGCGCGTCAAGGGTATCATTGACGTCCTTGGAACCATGCAGGCTACTGACCGCAGTTCTAAGACCATTACTCAGACCGACGGAACCATTAGCATTGTCGGAAACCTAAACGACGCAGAACTTGGACAGATTGTTCGCGCTGGTCACATGACTCAAGCGCTTGCCGACAAGTATGCCATGTTCCGCAAGATTAGCGAAAACAAGGGCAAGACCGACAACGTCGTTCAGGTCAACTATTGGGGTGAAACCTTTGAAAGAGGTTCTGGTGCCTCTCCTCGCCGCGCTCGTCGCGGTGCTGGCGACGCCGTTCCAATGACGCGTCGAGTCCTTGTGCCGTTTGGCATGGAAACGGAAATCGTCCTCAAGCCTAATGGCGACTTTGTCCTCGGATTACGTTCTGCTTCCCTTGACTACAACAACCTCCAGAAGCGCAGTCAGGCCGTATATGACCAGCCGCAGGCCCGAGCGCTCTACAACAACGACTACAACTCGTTCCAAGCGGACTTCTACCGCTACCTTCAGAACCTTAGCGACCCTAATGCTATCCCATCCGCTGACCTTTTTGGTGGCGGTGCTGACGGCGCGGCAAAGCGCAACTTCTTCCACGAAGTCGTAGGCGCCGCTTTACGTCAGGGTGAGGCTCACACCAACGCGCCCCGTCAGGGCTTTGCTGGAGCCTCTGGTCGTGGAGAATACTTTGTGTATCAGACGCTCCGTTTGGACCGCATGAGCCACGTCACAGTCCGTCCCCATACTGTTCCTTACGACCATACTGTTGCCTACGATGGCCTGCGTCTAAACAAGAAACCGCACGAACTTCCGCAGGAGTCAACTCCCAACGGGACTGTTTACAAGCATCCTCTCGGCTACAACATCATTAAGAGCGGAGCCAAGGTTAAGGTCTATGACCGAAGCAACGAACTCGTAGGAGTTCATGACTCTGTTGAGTCCGCTTCCAATGCGGTCACGGCTCATAGCGACAGGGTTCATGCCAACCTTACCGAGAAGATTGCCGAGCCTTCTGACTACGCTATCAAGAACGCTGGCAATGGAACCTTTGATGGTTCTTACAGCGAGACGCGTGGAACCCTTCCCATCAACAAACTTTCTGGCGGCGTCCGCCTTACGGACCCCACCGAACGCGCCAAGGTTGATGCGCTTAAACAGAAGATGCAGGGCAAGGATGGATACATCCAGCGCATCATTGTAGACCAAGAAGGCAACGTAATCGAAGGCCAGCATCGCCTTGAAGCCATGCGCGAACTTGGGATGAAAGACATTCCTGCCATCATCCTTACCGAGACAATGTCTAAGATGCCAGACGCCAAGCAACTTCTTGAGAAGTTCAAGGATGCCTCTGGACTACGTCCTGAACAGTCCCGTCAGATGGTTGAGCATGCCATCAACATCATTGGCAAGGAAGGCGTCCGAGCGCTTAAGAACTATTCCATGCCCGACGAGTTTGCTGGCGCGTGGAAATCTCTTATTCGCATGATGGATAAGGAACGCGCACCTGACGTCAGCCTTAAGCCCGTAGAAAGCCCTGAAGGCAATTCGCGTCGAGACTTTGCAGATGCCCGCGATGAAGTTGCATTTAAGCGCTTTGCAAAGGGGACCGAGATTGTCGACCCAGCAGACGACGCGGCCTCTTACATTGACGTTTTTGGTAACATGGCACCGCTTCCAAGCGGAACGGCAAGTTCCAAAAACCTGATGGGAAAAACATTCTCAAAGGGCGGAACGTTTTTTGCTTATCATGGCTCTACAAGCCGCCGCCGCTTTGGAACGCTTCGCACAGAACTAACACCAGAACAGTCGTATTGGGCGCGCAAAGGTAGCACAGACTCCTCAATGGGAACTCATTATACCAATGACGAGGTCCTTGCGACAAACTTTACGTTACGCAAAATCGACAAAGATGGCGCTGGTTATGCTTGGCGTCGTGACAAAGACGGAGATTTTGAAACCTCAGGTCCAAGCGGTAAGGGTGGACAGTTGTATAAAGTGGCCGTTCGGATGGATAGCCCGTTCTACTTTGACAACGAAGTAACCATGAAGTTGGAAATTGATGCCGCAGGCGGCGCCGAAAAGTTAAAGGAAAAACTTAAAGAGATGGGTCATGATGGCATCATCTACCGCATTGAAGCCGAAGTCCGCGACCAGCAGAAAAAACTGCGTGGAGATTTTGGCGTTAAAGATGCTCCTGATTTTGCCAACCAGTATCTGATGGAAGATGTGTTTGGCTACATTCCCTTCGACGCCAAAAAAGTAAAGGACGTCGAAAACAACAAGGGCACCTATGACCCTAAGAGCGACCAAATCAACATGAAGCCCGTTGAGGAAGGCGCCAATCCTCCTCGTAGCATCAAAGAACTCGTCGCCGAACAGGGCGCTAACTTTGACCCTAAATCTCTTGTTGGCTCCATCATCCGCTATAACGCTGACCGAACAGGTGAGACGCCTCAATACTCGCGCATCCTTGATTACGGACAGAACAAGAACGGCCACTTCTTTAAGATTATCAAGGAGGACGTTTATCAGGAAATCCTAAGCAACAGACTTACTGGACGAGCCCTTGACATGGCAATCAAGGATGCAACCAACATGTTTGGTGGTAACAAGAATGAGCCTTACAAGACTGTTCCAGAACTGACCAAGTGGCTTGGACGTATCTACGATGAAGCCCAACTACCCAAGGAAGGCGCTGAAGCCGCGGCTCCCGTCCGTCCTGTTCTTGACAACATCGACGTTCAGAAGATGCGTGACACGCTTACCGATGCCGAAAGCGTAATTGATGGCGTAGACTTTGGAAAGGAAGCCAGCACCATCCTTTACGGGAACAAGTCTGGCTCTAAGAAGGGCGCCATGAAGTCGATGAACGAGGCTATGGATGCCTTTGAAAAGGCTACTACCCCTGAGGCCCGACAGGAAGCCATCCAGCAAATCCAAGAGGCTGTTGAAGAAATCACGCAACTGCGCGATGAACTTCAAGATACGCAGGACCGCTCTGAGGCGTTTGAGAACACCGAAGGATACCAGCGTCGCGAAGCCCAGATTGAAGCGCTTGATGAAGCCGTCCAGTCTTTTGAGGACGCCCTGACGCCCGACGAACCTGACGCTGGCACCGCTACCCCTGACGCACCGCGAGCCAGCATGAAGCCCTACGAGGGCAATGCTGATGAGATGCCTAATCAGAACATGCCGTCTGAAGTGTTTAGCGTCCTTGAACGTGCCAACGGACGGACACCTGAAGAACTAAAAGAACGTAGTGAAGAACTACGTCGCCTTGGCATGAAGAACCCTGCTGTTGCGGCTCTTATGACTGAGGTTGAAAGGCTCAACAAGTTGCTTCCAAGCGGAAAGAGTGGAGGCATGACGTTGGACTTTGCCGACCTTATCACGCGACTTTCAAACAAGTTTCGCAACTCAGCAAAAGACCCGTCTGGAAACATCGTCGATAGCGGAGGCTATGTAGACTATCAGAGTTTTGGCATCAACGACTTTAGCGAGTTAAACAAGACGTATCGCGGAGTAATTAACGAGATAGCCACGCGACTCATTGACCTTAACAAGATTTACGCAAGGTGGATTACTGACCAGCAACGTTCTCCAACCCGTCCTATGGACGCCTCAAGTTTGCGCGGCGTAGGCGGTGTAGATTTGGAAACAAAAATGACGAAGTTGAACGAGGAGTTGAGCGCCCTTCGTCACGCTATGGCTGTTGCCAAAATACCTATCTCTGTTCGTCAGATGGTTCACGCTATGTCAATGGGAGGAAGGATGCAAAAGATTACTTCGGGCGCCGTTGCGCATCCGAACGGAGGTCTTGATGCGTTGCACACAAAAAACAAACACCTGTTGTTTGCAGACCAAGCCTACATTAGCGGGTTACATCCCGGCCGAGAACCAGTCACGCATTTCATGATACTTGCCGCTTGTGAGGTTCAGGGCGGAATGGATGGCGCTACTGCCAACATGTATCGAAGGATGCTTACCACTCCGACACTCAATAGTCGTGGTTCTGTTTATTCCAATGTGCCAAGCAAGCCGCTGTTGCTTGAGGAGGCAAGTTTCAAGGGTGGCTCAATGCACTACTCTCAGAACAAAGAGGGCATCAACATCCCTATCTCTGGCTACACATACCTTCCCGAACTGGGCCTTAGAAATGCCACCTCAATTTCGGACAAAAATCTACGAGTTCACTCAGGACAAGATACGTTTGCTGGCGTAATGCTACATGAGATTGGACACTCTTGGCAACTTGACCGACTTGACTCTGTTCGTCGTGGAAGCACTACATTCCTTAACCGAGCAAATCAGGGAGGAGAGATTAAGAGACTTGCCGTTAATGACGTTGAAAGAAACATGGGGGCCTTCCTTCGTCATGAACCTTATGAGGTTAATGGATTAACAATAAAAGCAGACCATGACGGAGTTGCTTGGTTTGACGGAGTTAATCTTTGGTTAGACTACTTTGAAACAAACCCCAAAGCCATGCGCGATGTAGACATGGCTTTGCTTACCAAACTTTGCGTCGCAAAGTTCTGGAAAGAGTCGGCTCAAAAAGTTCTTAAAGACCCAGCCAATCCTAAAGACGGAACGATTTGGCAATACTACAAGAAAACCAAGTTAATTGGTGTTCAGAACAACAGCCGTTCCTCTAACAAGGGTATTTATCATTGGTCTACGATGGCTGAGTTCATGACAGGCATCCACACCAACGTCGCGCAGATGAAGGACTTGGCCAAGATTGACAGGGTTGACATGGGCAAGGCTCAAGCAATTTTTGACTTTGTTAAAACCGAGATAATGAAGTCTGCGGGCCAGAACAGCGCCGCTTATCAGAACGCTTTTGCTCAGGGCCTTGATTACGCAAATACGGCAAACGGAATTAGCACAGGCGACCCCAAGGCTTTTGCTCAGATTACGGACATTATGGTAGCCATGATGATTGCTACATCTGGCGTCCGCCCCGAGTCGATTGGAGAGGGTTCATTTAAGGGTGGAGGTGCGTATAAAGCCGCCAGCGGTAAGTCTAATGCTCCTCCGACTGGCCCGCCTGCTGGCGGCGCCGCACCTGCCCCCGCACCTGCACCAGCGCCTGCACCAGCGCCCGCCCCTGCCCCTGCCCCTGCACCAGCCCCTGCGCCTGCACCCGCGCCAGCGCCAGCCCCTGCACCAGCACCTGCCCCCGCCCCTGCGCCTCCTCGGCCAGCCCCTGCGCCTGCTCCCGTTCCTCCGCCCCAGCCAGCCCCTGCTCCCGCACCAGCGCCTGCGCCTAACCCCCTGCCCGGAAATCCGAACAAGCAACCGCCTATCATCTGGCGCTCTTGGACAAATGATACTACCGAAAACGGCTCTATCTTCAAAAACGCCGTGGGGTATAGCATCGTCTACCTTGCAGGTAAGAAGTTCAGGCTCTACAACCCTCAGAACGCGCTCATGGGCATCTACAATGACATTGAGGAAGCCAAGAAGCGTGTCCGTCGAGACGAACCAAAGTGAACAAGGACTTTTATCTTTCCGCCTATCCTTATCAGGAAACTGATAGGCAAGGGAGCAGTCCCTATTCAAGTGGGCTTCAATTTGAATACAGGCCGTCGTTTACAGACGTCTCACTACAAGGCGGATACCAGAAGGGTCAGTATAGGGCTGGTGAACAAACCAGCAGTTACAATCTTGGGGTAAGTGTCCCCATCGTCCCCAATAGCCTTCATGCTTTATATGGCATCAATGGATATGATGTTCGTAACTCGCAGGCTGGCCAGAACTACCGCGGAGTTAGTCCTTCTATTGGGCTTAACTACACAACCCCGCTATGGCAGGGTTCTGGCTGGAATATGAACGCCAGCATGAACAAGCAAGGTCAGCAAAAGCCATCATACAACATTGGCCTTAGCAGGACATACTGACCATGAACAGCGATTACGATTACGCGGCCGCCATAGCGGACTTTAAGCGCGGAGGCTGGATTACCGCGTTGTTCGGTGGCGCTGGTATGCTGGCTCGGTTGCTTATCAGCGACAAGAAGCACCCAGCCTTTTGGTGGATTAGGCGCATCCTTGCCTCTATCATCATAGGCATCCTTTCCTACTTTGCTCTTTGGAACGTAGAGATGGCTGGCATCTATAAATCATGCCTGCTGACGTTCTCTGGCATGGCGGGTCCAGAGGTCATTGATGCTGTGCTTTCAAGGTTAAACAAAGCCAAGTCAAATGACTAAGGTCTATCTGGCCTTTCTCCTTGTCCTGCTGACGGGATGCGCAACCTCCGCACCCAAGGTGGAGGTCAAAGAAATCGTCAAGATAGTAGACAATCCTGAGAAGGATGCCTACATCGACAGGGTCGAGCATGAGGCTTCTGAAGCCGCCGCCGCCCTAATTGTTGTCCAGCCTGCGGTCAAAGGTCCCCAAGCCAAACTTGTTGAACTGACCAAAGACCGCATGGCTGGGCTTAAAAAACCGAGCGCGGAGCAGGTTCAGAAGTATGAGAAGGCTTTGGTAGATGAAGCGGCTATGAAAGCCGAACAGGACAAGGCACGAAAAGTCGACGAGGAGACAACCAAACTTTACGAGCGGGTCGAGAAAGTAGACTCGGAGAACAAGGACCTGAAAGAAAAGGTCCGCCTTATGGAAGAACAGAGACAGGCCGAGATACGCGCCGAAGCCTACGAGGACCTCCGAGACACCTGTCTGCTCCTTTGCACCATCCTTGTAGTGGCGGGCGTAGGCATAGCCCTTATCGGCTATTGGATGAGTAAGGGCATCAAGGCTGGAGTCCTTGTAACCATGGCTGGCATTGGTGTTGGCGCCGCTCCCTTGGTCATTCAGGACGTCGTCGAGGCGCCTTGGTTCAAATGGACTGTCGGAGGCGTCGTCCTTGCGGGCATCGCCTATGGCATCTACGAACTCTTTGACACGGATAAGCAAGTCAGGCGAAAAAAGGCCAACGTGCTACCCGATGTAGTTGGTTCACGGGAACAAGGATAACCTCGGATGTTGCGTCGTCCCCACCCCTGCACACGCGGGCCCCGAACTTGTTTGGGTCGCGGTAGACAGCGCGCAGGAACTCGCGCAACTCTTGGACGCGGAAAAGATAAGCCATCACGGCCTGCCCGCGCTCGCTAAAAATATGTAGCCAATAGTCAGATTGAGTGACGGCTATGCCTGATGCCTTGTCGCGCGAGCGAAACTCAAAGACCGCGTTGCCCGTCTCCATCCAAGTATCGCGCTCGGTTTTTACTTCAACCTTGGCCATGTCGGTCCCAAGCCAGATGAGCCATCGTTCGCCTTGCTGGCCGAACTGAAGGTCCGCATCAAACTTAGGGTTCCAGCCAGCCATCAGACAAGCGAGCCTTCAATGGCGTTCCACATGGCAAGGCGTTCCTCCTCGGTAAACACATGACCCTTGGTGTGCAGTTCCAGCGCGCTCATAACCGCGGACCGAAGGCGGTAGTTGTTGTTGAGTAGGACCTTCACGCTTTCCTGTTCCTGCTTGAGAAGTTCTTTGAGCGCAAGTTCCTTAGCCTCAAGCGTTTTGATTTGCAGGTCTTTCATGTCAAGCGCGAGGTTGACGACGTGGAGTGGAATGAGGTTAGACATGTTATTCAATAGTTCCGATAAAAACGGGTGTGCGCTCTCCAACGAAAGCGCAATAGATGTTGAAGTGGGCATACTCGTTGGCCTCGTCATAGTCCCACTTGTTTTTTTTCATGAGTATCTTTACCACCTTCTGTTTGTCGTAGACGATGCGGAATGGTTCGCTGTCGTCGAAGTATCCAATGATAGCCTCGTCAAGCCCGTCGGCAAACAGGAGACTTGCGTCTCCCGTCTGCTCGACAAGGTCCTTGCGGATGTTCCGTTTAGAACGGGACGTCGTCTTGTGGGGCTTCAGCGGCATTGGCAGGGGCGCCCGTTGCCTGCGCGTAAAGCGCAAGCGCGGTGCGCTTCAGTTTAATGTCACGCTCGGAGACGCGGCCCGTCTTTTCAAACGGACGGGGCTCCCAAGTGTTCGCCCAATAGGCGAGGTCATCCACGCCAAGGGAACTGATTTGATTGCCCTTGTTGCGGCCGAAGGGGATGATGGCGGCGGGGTCAATGTCCCCAGCAGGAATGGCCACAGGAGCCGCAGGAGCGGCGGCAATAGCGGCGCGGGCGCCAGCCACAGCGGCCGCGGTCTTGGCGACGTAAGCCTGCGCAGGGGCCTTATGCGCGGTGCGCACAACGCGGTCAGACTCTGCATCGTCATCCGTGGTAGCCAGACCTGCGACGGCCGCGATGGCATAGCGCCTCAAATAAGAGAACAGGCTACCAGCATCCTGACCCTTCACAGTTTCACCGACAGGCAGGGTGACATACTGCTGGAGGAAGCCTCCGTCCTTGTGGAGAACCATCGTGTTGACGCCGACATGATTGCCGTCCCCGTAAGGGAACTGCACGATGGCGAGGCCATGCTTGGAGAACACACCTTTCGTTGCCGACAGGTGCGCCCCGAGGGTGGCGTAGGAGTTCTTATGAAACGGGTTCTCGGCGTCAGCGACGACCCCCGTTCCGACTTCGTTGATAGCGGCCACAAGAGCGGCCGCGAGTTCTGGCGTGATGTTGTTGTTCATGGTTAGCGGGAAGATTTGATGCGATGTTCGATAGCGGCGCGAACTAATTTAGAGCGCGTTGTCTTAACGCGTTTTGCCTCGGCGTCCATTAGCGCGAGGAGTTTTTTGGGCAGGCGGACAGTCAGCATTTTTTCGGACAGCGGCGCGTCCTTGGCGAGTAGTGTGTTCATTTGGCGTAGAGAAGAAGAAAAGCCCTTGCAAGAATACGACGACGCGTTTCAGGAAGGAAGGGGTTGGAGTGTTGGTGGCCATAGCGATTGGCACCTTTGATACCAAGGTTGTAAGACATGTAAAGAGAAATCTTCGTCGGAGTTAAACCCATCTTCAACTGACGTTCTTCCAGCCAGCGGAGGTGTTCCTGCGCCACGACGTAAGACTTCTTCCAATCAAAGCAGTTGGCCTTGCCGTAGGCATAGGACTTGGGGATGTGCCCGAACAGGCGCCGCACCGAGTCGTCCCAACTTGCGCGGTGCATCTGGAAGGCGCCAAGCGCCAGCCCAGAGTCTCCGATGGCGGCGGGGTTGACGTTGCTCTCAATCTGGGCAACCTTCATAAGCAAGCCATCGTCGACCAAGGACGCCGCGGAAAGGGGGAGGGACGCCAGCAGTAACGCTGGCGCCCCTGTTGATGCTATGCAACCCGCAAGGCTCAACAACACCCTGCGAAAGATAGATTGGGGTTTGTATGTCATCTGTCAAGCCCTGCCCCGATGAGGGTATAGTAATCCTTGAACCGACGGATTAGCGCCGTGGCCATCTCCTTGTCGTCAAACCTATCCGCAAGGCTTTGACTGTTGAAGTTCGTCGTGATGATAGTCGGCCGCATGGCAGTCGTGCGCTCGTCAAGGACGGCAAACAAGTCAGACGTCAAGCGCGGCGTGGCCCGCTCCTTGCCCAAATCGTCAAACACAAGGACGTCAATCTTGGTCAGGTCGTCCAGCATGCGGGCGTGAGCCTTCTCGCCAAAGGACTCCTCAATGAGCCCCTCAAACTTACGCATCGTTAGAAACTGATAGGGCATGTTCTTATCGCGCGCGGCCTTCTCGGCCCATAAACGATTAAGAACATACCACGCGGCGCGCGTCTTGCCTACGCCCGTGGTCCCGTGAAGTAGCAGGCCAGACTTGGAGTCCTTGGGCGACCAATCGACGGCCGACTGCAAGCGCGGATGTAACTTGTCTACCGACGTGTCGCGGAATAAGGCTGGGTAAGACGGGATGAACTTGGGCATCTGATAGCCCTCCGCGGCAAAGCGGGCTTGGTCGTAATGCTCTCGGCACTTGTGGTAGCGGACCAACTTGCCATCGGTATTGACGCCGAGGACACAGCGCTTGCCACAATGGCAGGCTATCGTAAAATCAGAACTCATCGTGGTCTTTCTTGGTTAAGGCTTTGGCGGGCATCTTGCCCTTGCGAACGGGGAACAAGCCCCTCCATCCGTTGCGGATAGACGTCTCGATACACTCGACAGCATCGTGCGCCGACATGGCGTTGAGGAACTCCAACTGCCCGACGTAGGTCAAGTAGGGGACCTTGCGCTTAGGGAAGGCATACTGAACCCAGCGATGCCATGCCGCGGAGAACTCGGGAACAGTCATGTGCGCTGGCTGTTGGGTGAGCATAAAGTCAGGCGTCTTTGGTGCCCTCTCCCCTTGTATCTTATCCTCTTTATTATCTTCTTTGTTATATGGGTGCAGTTTTCTGCGGGGGCCCCCCGCAGATTTCTTCACCCCTCCCCCGCAGATTTCTGCACCCCCCAAGGCGATGCTCTCGACTGTGCGGATGATGCGGCGCCCCTCAACCTCGGTGCGCTGGATGATACCGATGGCATCCAACTCCGCGAGGAGGACCTGAACGCCCCTCTCGCTGACGCCCAGAAGGCGTTGGAGGTAGGCGTTGGAGGCGTAGCACCCGTCGTCCCCGTCCAAGCCCGCCACGACCCCGTAGAGGATTTTAGCGGACGTGGTCAGGTTCGTGTTATTGAACACCGCGGAGGGTATCCAGACTCCTGTGAACTTGGGCTCACTCATTTTCCAAAAGCGTGGGGGTGATTGTAGGAGTCGCCGCCGTCGTCCTCCTCGTCGAGTTGCTTGTCGAGTTGCTTGTCAAGGTAAGCAACGTTGTTCTTCAACCGCTCAACCTCTGACTTGAGTAGGGCGTTCTCCTTGTTCAGTTCGCCAATGCGCTTCATCATGGTTACTTCCAAGGGGACTGACTTCGTCCGCTTGGGGTTTAATGGGTCGCTCACGACTGTTCCTCCTTGGCGTCTGGGGTGATGGCGCCGCGAGTGATGGCGTCGGTCAGACGCTCGACCTCAGCCTTAAGGCGGGCGTTCTCGGCCGCAAAGTCCCGACACTCGTTGCCGAGGCGGAGGACGGAGGCGGCGAGGCTGGCCCTAATACTTTCATGGGTGTCCTCGTTCATTCGATGCCTCCATCTCTGATACCGAACGTGTCGTTGCGCACAAACTTGAATTGGTCGGAGGCAAAATGACGGATAGAGCCATCTCCATCCAGCACGATAGCAAACACGTCATTGGAAAACGTGCCGCCATCGCGAACATAAACCAGCATACCATAGCCAATCGGCGTCTCGACAGGCATGGGATTGCGGAACTCGTAAATCACAGGACCACCTCCAACTCGATGATTTTGGTGTCGGAATAACCGGGCCAGATACCCTTGGTCTGACAGTCGTAGAAGTTCTCTAACGACAGACGCCACTCGTCGATAGCGTTACCGACTGTGCGCGCGGATAAGACGTAGACCGCCACGGCGAACGGCGCATGCTTCTCTTGCGCAATCCACTTGAACGTCACCTCGTCGCGGCCAAGGCCAGCGTAAGCGATGAGGTGCTTATACTGCGCTTCCTGCATGTCATAACGGAAGTCACGGACTGCTTTCTTAAAGCCAGCGGGGCTTGCGTCCTTACACGTTTTCAGGTCGAAGATGGTTTTCGTTTCGTCAATCCAACCATCGAGCAAACCCTTGATACGAAGGGTCTTTCCGCCGTGGATAGGATGGTCGGCCTCGATAGCCATTTCATTCTCGCGCTTCTGCCCGAGGATTTCAGCCGCGATAGGATGCGACATGAGGGCCTGACTCATCGCGATAATGTCATTCATCTCGTCCTCGCTGATACAGACGCGGCCGTTAAGGCCAGCCTCGAAATCGGCCTTGGCCTGCTTGCCCTCCTTGGTTCGCGCATCCCACTTGGGCTTGATGCAGACGTGGTCATCGAACCTGTCGGGCGTTAGGATGTAGGTGTGGTAGGCGGTGCCGAACATCATCGCGTCCGTCGTTTCTTTTGGCGTTTCAGTCGCCGCGAGGTAATGCGCGGGCGACGTGAGGAACGACGTCAGAGACGACTTCGACAGGGCTTTGATAGAACGATACTGTGCATCGGGGATGCCGCGATGCACGACGGCGTTGTGTGGGTTTTCCATAGCGGGGGTTATGTATTACGGCCCCCGCCCTGTTGTCAAGCGTCGTCTTGCAACCAGATTTCCAGATAGCCCTCGGCGGCTTCGCTCTTGTGCAAGACCAACGTCGACACGATAACGTCATCCCGAACCCAGCGGGCCGCGGTCAGGGTATCCAGCACAGTCTTGCATGCGTTATCCAAGTCAGGTTTTGTCTGACACGGCGTCAGCCCCTGCGTCTTGGACCTGCTCTTGGGTCGTTCAAATACCCAATGAAAAGTTATCCTAACGGGGGTCCCGATAGGGTCTGGGGGCTTGGCCTCGGCCAGCAGGAACCCAAGGTGTTTAAGGAACCCGCTTAACGGCCCTTGCCTTGTAGCCTTTCCAATGAAGTAGCGGCCCGAGCGGGTTTTGAGGACACGGAGGGAAGCCTGATGTGTAGTGCGCGGCGGCGGTAGTCCGTAGCAGAAGTGGAGCCGAACAGGCCCACAAGCCAGCACACTATCGTTAATACGCTTCCGCCTGCAATCAGACATATTCCAAAAAATACGATGAGTTCCATAGCGGGGGCGAGAACATTCCATTTGCATCCCATGTCAAGCGTGATACATTGACGCCATGACTTTTGAAAGCGAACCCGAGCGCCTGCCCACGAACCCGTCGACGCGGTCAACGGGCGAGGGCCTGACTAACGACCAACGCCAGCGCGTCATTACGCTATTGAAAGACGGGGTCAGCGTGAACGAAGTCGTCGACCAGACGGGCCACTCAAAGCATACTGTCCTCGCCATCCGCCGCGCACAGGAAGATGCCAACGGCCTGAACCTAATGAATTGGAAAAAGGCCACGGCCGCTACCATGGCGGCTATCGTGGCCAAGGGTAGCACCCGCCTGCTGGAAGAAATCGAGAACATCCCCGCGGGCCAACTGCCCCTTGCGCTGGCCATCCTGACCGACAAGGTGCTGGCCTTACAGGACGTCCCGACAGTCGTGGTCGAACACCGCCTGCGCGTTAGCCATGAGGACATTAACAAGATGCTTAAAGGAGAAGCCGACGTCATTGACCTGCCGCCCGAGCCAGCGGAGTCCCCGTCAACGGGGCCCGAGCCGAAAGAATAAGGCGTTCGTTAAGCGCGGCCTGACGCCGTCGGAACGCCGCGTTGTGGCCGAAACCATGGCCGCGGTCCGCGAGCGCTGGAAGGCCCTGCTTGCGCTCAACAAGTGGCAGGCGCCCGAAAAGTAAATCTTGACTTTGGCCAAAAATGTATTACAACGATAGGTGCATCCCTAACTCCCAATGAAGTATAAATACCTAAAACCAGCCGCCGTCCGTAAGTTTATTAAATCCCACGGCAAACGCACCAGCCACGAATACCTCGCCGCGTTGGACCGCTATGTTGAATACAAGTTATTGCAGTCCGTAGAGGTCCACAACGGGGGCAAAAAGACCCTCGACGCGGGCGTGGCCGCTTACTCGCTTGGCCTCGGCAATCGCTAACCCATGGCCAAGCGCAAGTCCCTGCCCTGCTACGCCGAACTCGCGCCTGACGAACAGGCGCGGGTCCTCGGCCATGTAGAGGAACACATCCGCCACGCGGTCCGCAAGGGAGGCGCCGCGGGTATCTCGGACCTCGCCCAATGGGTATGCACGAACCTCGACAACGACGTGGTCAGGACGACCCTCGACTACCTCGCGCGGCGCCCCCCAACAAAGTGAAACCCAGCGCTTGACTTGGACTAAAATTGTAATACATCTATCAATCCCAACCCGCAATACCATGCCCAAAACTACGAAACCTAAAACCATCAAAGCGCTTATCCTGCGCACCAGCAACGGCCACTTCGACTGCCTGAATGTCGAGGTCGTCGACGCCCCCGCTGACACCGCGGCGTTCGTCGACTTCGTCCAGAAACACGTCGGCGGCTATTTCGAGGCCCACGGCGCGCAGTTAAAGCGCAAGCACCTGACCATCTACGTCAACGAGGAAGCCGCTATCAATGGCACCGACATTGGCTTCATCCTCGGCAAATCCCGCCCCCTGCTCGGCAACGCGGTAATCGTCGAGAGCAAGCGCGGTAAGGACGTCGACTTCTCCCTGACCCCCATGGACATTGGCAAGAATACCCTTCTGGTCCGCCTCACCCGTTCTAACGACACCAACAACTAATCCCATGGCCCTGAAAAAATACGTCTACACCGAAACCCTCTACATCACAGTAGAGGTCTACGCGGATGACATTGAGGACGCGGTTGATACCGCTGGCGGATACATCGGTTCCATCCTCGCGCATGAGGAGGCCGAGGCCCGCAATCACAAAGGCGTTAGGTGCGTCGAGTTTGACTCGCAGGACTGTAAAGCCCGCACCGAGGAGGACTTTGAAAAGGGTATCTGAACATGAGTCATCATCTCGGCGTCATTCATTTCTCCTTGCCCGCTGGTTTCGCCGCCGTGGACCATGTCCACGCGCGCGTTAGGGCGAAACTCGATTGGGAGATTGAGGCGTTATCCAAAGCCCACATTTCCGGCCCTGACTACTTCACGTTCGCGGGCCTTGTGGAGTTAGTTAGGGTCGCGGAGGTCTATGCGGCTTACGCATACAACCCCACGTCGGCCGATAGTTATGATAAGTTTAGCGACTTTGCCCGCTGGTTGTCGTTAGGGGACCCGACGATAGCGCATGGCCAGCGCAGGTCGATTAACGCCGAGGCGTTATGCGGCGCAGTTATCGACGGGCTTATGCCCCGCCCGCCCGAGGGCCATGATAGCGAAACCGCCGACGCCCTGATAGAGTCTTTCGGCGTTAATGAATGGAAGGCCGAGCGCTTTTGCCGTTATGTTATGGGCGCCGTTAGCGCTCGGGTTATGGCGCTGGATGATTACCCCACGCGAACCGAGCGCCTGATAAGGTCGGAAACATGGCGCCCGCGCGCCGCGCCTGAACTTGACCGCCCGTTTATTTATGCGGCCGACGGCGCCGACGTTATGGAAGGCCCAAACGGCCTTACGCCCGAGGACCGCGGCGCCCACCCCAAACTAAAAGGGCGCTCAATCCTGCCGCCATCGGGCGCGGCGCATTGGCTCGCGTTCGTCGACTTCCATTCATGACTTACCCCGCGCGGCTAACGCGGGGCATGGGATAGCCCTACGGGGCGGGGCGGCGCTGGGAGGCGCCGCCTTTTTCTTTTTTAAAATTGCCGCTTGCAAACCTCGCGGACCTTGTAATACATAAAGGTCCTATGCAACCCGCAAACAACGGCCAGCCCGCCGCAAAGGGCCCCAAACTCCGCTCCGTCCATGCAACCGAACAGGTCGCCCACTTGTGGGCTAATGGTATCGAGCGCTCAATCCGCAACGCGCAGGAAACGGCGTCGACGTCCGAAAACGGCCGCGTCCTTTATTCTTATGCGCAGGCAATCGCCGCGAGGACGGACGTCGTCGACTCCACAGGTCGCCGCGTCTACCTCTTTAACGCCGACGCCCGCGAGTCGACGACGACGCAAAAGCACATGCGCAACGCGGCGCGGGCGGTCCCGTTCCACGTTGCCTACACCTCCGCGTCCTCGTCGTCGTCGGCATGGGACGGGCGCCGCGAGACTATCGCCGACGCGACTTGCCTTTATTACATGGGCGGCGCCGACAACGCGCCGACGACGCAACAGGTCCTGACGTTTTCCGTCCCCGACGTTAGCGCCGACGGACCCCACGCCCACGCCGCAAATTACAAGCGGATGTTTGAGCGCGCCGAGGCCAACGCCCGCGAGGCGGCAAAGCGCCGTTCTAACTTCTACCCGTCGCACGTCGCGCAAAACTTCCGCGCCGCGGCCGAGTATCGCGCGCTATTCTGCGCCGACTACTGCGCCGACAAGGCGGACAGTTATGATTGGGCCGCGCTGGCAACGGCGTTTGCAAAGGTCCTCGCCCGTATCGAAAAGGCCGCGGCCGCGGGCGCCGCGCGGTCCGCAGGTTATCGGCAGGCCGAGCGCGAGTGGATGACGGCCGTAGCGCCCACGCTTACGGACCTCGCGGCCGTTATGCGCGCCGAGGCCGACGACGGCCGCAGGGGCAACGTTCTACGGGATGCCGTTATCGCGTTTGAGGCAACGGGCGTCTGGGAACTCGCGACCCCTTCCTCCGACTCGCATACGCGCGTCCGCGCCGCCGTCGGCGCGCTGGTAAAGGACGGCGCCGCGGCCTTTTGCCAAGTCGCCGAGCGCGTGGGCTTTAAGGTCCTGCCCGCGTTTTCCCTTCCCGTCGACGGGGCAATCCGCCCGCCTTGCGCCGCGCTTGTGCGCAGTTATCCCAAGCCCCCGACCCGTAACGTTTTCGGCCGCGAGCGCGCGGAAGAATACTCCAACGCGGGGCAGGTTTATGAGGCCGTGGGCCTGACCCGTTATGAGTCATGGGGCGGCGCCCGCGGTAATGCGAACGCCCGCTTAACTATTGGCCGCGACCTTTTGTTTGTTAGGCAAGGCGGGGATGAGGTTATCACGTCGGGCGGCGCTCGCGTCCCCCTCGCGATTGTCGCGGCCTTGTGGCGCCGTTATGGCCATGAGATTAGCGCCGCGGCGCGCATCCCCGTCGCGGGCACGTTCCCCGAGGCGCGCCGCGTGGGCACGTTCGTTTGGATTGGGTTTGACCTCGGCGACAGCGGGGCCCGCGCTACGGACGGGGGCGAGTCCGTCCTTTTAATCGGGTGCCACAAGGTCGGCGCCGCGGACGTCGCGCGCCTCGCGCGGCGCCTCGGGTGGACGGAGGCCGCGCCCGAGGCCAGCGCCTAACCTTTCCGCGGCCGACGCCGCGGGGGTTGCATACAAGGGGGTCGGCCGCGAGGTCGGCCCCCTTCCCTTTTTAGGCGCCCGAAAGGTCGCCCGAAATTAGCGCTTGCAAACACCGCGGGCTTTGTAATACATAAAGGTCCTATGCAATACCGCATCACCCTCGGCGGACGGGTCAAGTCCGCGGGCGCTCGCGCAGGCCGCCCTTACAATGCCTGCACCCTCATCACGAAAACTCTCGGCCGCGGGCGTCCATGCCGCGCCGACACGCTGGCCGCGTTCGCCGCCCTCGGGCACGAACTTGACCGCCTCGCCTTCCTCTCGGGCGCCGTCTCCCTCGGCCACGCGCCCGCCGCGGTGGCGCGCGGGGTCTGCATGGAACTCAACCGCCTCGGCCGCGCGCTCGGGCGCGCCGCGAACGCGGTCCAGAAAGGGGGCGTCAAGTGAGCCCCGACGTCCCATCCTTCCCGCTGGACCGCCTCACGCCGTTGTCGGCTCTCCGCGCGGCGGCGTCCACGCTCGGCCTCGGCGTCGGGCGATACAACGCGGGCGCGGGCTCGCGCTACGTTGTCGGCCCTGACCCCACGGGGCGCGGGCTTGTGGATTATCACGCGGTCAGC